CGAATGACTTGATTTTGTCATTGGTCAACAACATTCCAACTCCAGTTATCAAAGCCGAGCTTGAGCTCAAATCATCTTGTTGGTTTCAACATAAGGTTACTGTTATGACCTCCCAAGTTTTGGGATTTCGTGCAGAAGACTTTTCCATCGATCCTATGGCTTTGTACCGCCGCTTTCTTCACATTGAAATGGAGGTGCGACCCGAGTATCGCAAGAAAGGAACCATGATGCTAGATGATGAGAACAAAAAACTCACAACAGACAATCCTGACTTGACTGTTGATGCATGGTTGTTTACTGTGTATTATCCACAATCCTGTATCATTCGTCAGGGCAAACCTGGAAAGAAGCCTAAAGTTTCTACTCATTGGGAAGTCATTGATTTTGAGTGGAAGGGCGAGATCATGCCAGCATCAAAAATTGACGTTTACATGTTAGAATACTTGATTGCAACACGAGCTCGCTCCCACATCGCTAATCAGCTTGATCTTGAAAAATCTCAGACTGCGATGTCTCCAATTTCTGGATGTGCCGTATGTCTCTATCCAGACGGACATTGCATTTGCAAGGATGGAGTGTCGAAAGTTTTTCCCGCTCCCCCTGTTAAGAAAGTCTGCACTGAAATTTCTGCCCCAAAGGCGATTGAGAGTGATAGTGAAAGTTCTGACGATGAATCTGAATCAGGCTCTGTTGTTTCTTCGAAATCTTCAAAATCCAGATTGTCAGCATGTGCAGGACCAGTAGACGAAATAGTTTCCTATGCTGGTCGCACGTTGTACAATTCTGTATCTCGATGGTTCACCATGGCATACTGGGCAAAATTGCTCAGAGTCCACAGATCAATAGGAAAGATGCTTGACAAGGAGATTGTGGAGGAGCTTAACAATGTTGTTGATTCTGCAATTACGCATGGTGTGGTTGTGTTTCCCGATTTCATTTGGGACACACCAATAGTGCAGAGAGCTGTAAAGCTTTTTGTAGCTCACCGCGCAGCAGCAGATCAGATGCTTGTTGATCGATCCACTCTCCTCAGACGAACTTTCGCCATTTCTTCTCTTGTTGTTGGTAGTATTTTCCTTGCATTTCGCAAACATCCGAAACGTTTTCATGCCGCCATTTGTGGCGGTGTGTTCACCGGTGTTTCAACCGCGTTTTCTCTCAGTGCGAAGTCATACGTTGGCTACACTGCTAGGAAGAGAAAACTTGAGAAAATGCTCATGGACAGAAGGATTCAGCATAAATCGCTCGTCAAGTACGCCAAAGAAAACCCTGCGGAATCAATCACAATAGCCGTCGGCTTATTGGGATTGGTTTCATTGGGAGTTTCATGCTGGAATAGCAATCGTTTGTCTGCTTCTGCTGGAACTTTGGATAATGATCCCGAGCGTGAAACTTCCATGTTTTCATGGCTTGGCAAAATTCCATTTCCGAAAGCCAGGATTCCACAGCCTGCACGCATGGTTCAAGCTTCCCCCACTCAAGCCACCAATACTTTGAAAAATTGCGTTCTTGAAGCTTTTTTCACGCAAGATGACGATCCCACTCGATATCGAGCGCAGTTTGTGTGCCTGGAGAATGGATATGTCTTGATGAATGCTCACTATTTCAACAAAGGAGCGGTATTCGCCAACCAAAAAGTATCTCGAATAAAAGGGTACTGCGTTCAAAACTCGAACTCAGTATTTGGACGCATGTACTTTGACTTTGCTCTTTCTTCAGGAGAACGGTTTGAGAACTTCGATCTTCTCATGTTCCGGATGTCACACAGTCGAAATTTCAAAGATCACACACGATTACTTCCAACAGAACACGGAGCTGGAAATTTGAAAGCTCGTATTCTTGGCTATAACGCAGGAAAATTCCATGAATTGGTGACTACTGCTGAACATTGTGAGTGTTTGAATGGATTGGCTAAGAGAGCCATCAAGTGTTATGCGCCCAATTTGATTGATCCTGGTACTTGCATGTCCATTCTGTTGAGCGAACGCAACAACCCAGCAATTCTCGGGTTTTTGTATGCATCTTGGAG